GGAACTGCAAAATCTGCGTGTCCTGCGGGCTGGTTTCCCACACGGCGGCCATTTCCAGCACCATCGACCCCACGCGAGGGTTGCGCTCCGGGTTCGTCATGACGATAGGCGCAAGGGCATACTGCGCTGCATCCATCCCCATGTTGACCGCATCGTTCGCCTGATACTGCAACTGCGCAACAGCCTTGATCGGACTAACGCCCCAAAAACTCCCCGGCAGTTTCTTGACGGGTGCCGAAATAATGGGCGGGCGCTGCCCCCAAAACGGATTTTTCTTGATCGTCAGAAATTCATCCGGCCCGAAAGCGACAAAGTAACAAGGCGTGTATTCCCCGTCGATCTTCAGGTTGCACCACACCTGATGCAGCATCAAGTGTTTTGTGCCTTTGTCGCTCTTGACCCCGGCCTCCTTGGCCTGCCGCTTGGGGTCGTCGGGATGGTTGGGGTTCTCCTTGCGATCCGACGAGATGGAGAATAGCTCCATCGCCCGCTTGTATTGCTTCGGCGAGAACTGATCCTTGCGCTCGCGCAGCCAAGATTTCGTCGCCCGCAAAGTGACGGCCACCACGTCCGCGTCGTCGATGTTATCCACCGTCGCCGGGATGACCACCAAGTCTTGGTCGGCGATTACCCACACATCCGGCAGACCTACTTCGACCTCGACTTCCTTTTCTGTCTCAATCTGCACGCCGGTCGGCAGCCCATCAGGGGTCAGCACTTCCTCTAGCTGCCGCTCAGTGACGGTGCGTGCTCGCGTCTGCCAGTCCACATACAGGCTGTATTGGCCCGTAATGTCGCCAGCACGCAACAGTGACGTAATCACCTCGCGCAGTCGGCTCGCACGCACATAGTGGTTCTGTAGCGCCGTCAGCGCCCGCGCCGTGTCTTGCGTGCTGGAAATGCACTCGACGTATCGCCCATTGCTCGGAAAGAGGGCGTTGCTAAAACGCAGCGTCCGCGCTTCCACCGCGTCACGCACAATGGGCACAAACACCTTCGACTTGCCAGCGTAAGCCTGATCGTCGCCCAGTTTGCAGTTGTAGATATCCCAAAACTTCTCAATGTCCCGGTCACGATCCTCGCGGGCAAGGTATGCCTCGATCACGTCTCGGTAGACCTCTTTCGCTTGTTCGAGCACGTCTTTTTTGGTGACGTAATCTCGTTCTTGCTCTTGCTCTAGGTCGCGGTCATCTTCAGTCATTTATCGGCCATGCAAGAATGTAATTGGGGCGGGCGGCTTAAGCATTTACCGTCGCATCGAAATGTAAGGCCGCCCGGTGCTGGTGTAACTATAAACGAGATCGTCTCGCTCGGAGTCCAGCGCGTAACCGCTCAAACTCGCATAACCGGACTCTAACGCCTGCGCGACGTGTTTGTAAACGTTTTCCCGCACGGCGAACGATGCCGTTCCTGCTTCGCGGCAATATCCACCCGCCAGGGCGTTGAGCGTCCACGTCGCCTCGGGGCTGACAGTGAACGTGGGCGCATTGTTGCGCCGGAGCCGCAACGCCGAGTCGAGACTCTCCTGTGCGTCAACAATTCGCTTCCCGGTGCGGAATTGCAGCCGCAGCCGCTTAAGCGTTGCAGGCAAGTTCGACGCGTCGTTGATGAGCGTGCGGTCGTACGGCACCACAATCTGCGGCACCTTGCCTGTAGGGATCTCGTGACTGACGGACATGAGCACGGCACGCAAGCTATCGTCGAGCGACCCCTCAATCACCCAATCCTTGACGACGCTTAGCAGGCCGTCTTGCACGAACGCGAGGACTGCAAAGAGCATCCCAGGCGTGGCGTTCACGAACACATACCAGTCCGCACGGGCGTTGGGTACGCGATGCTGGATATGATCCGAACTGAACGCCGCGTAGACCGGCATCCCTGGCCGTAGCTTAAGCATGTAGGCCAGTGCGTTGACAATGTCGACGCGCCCAAGGGGGAAGCTGGCAAGCTCCGCCTCAAGGTCAGGCAGTGGCTTGAGAAACTTGACCTCGTGCGCCCTGAAGAACGGCTGTAGCCCCTTGATGAAGCTAATCTTGTCACGCGGGGCCTTGACTGGCTGCAACGGCAGAATGTCCGCCCTGCGCACCATTTCCGCCCGAATGGGCTGCAAGAGCCACTGGTTAAGGCCATCTTCTTCGACGGCTACTGTCATCGGGTGGTGCGCATCGTTGAGCCGGAACAGATACTCGATCTGCTCCGACGGTGTGTGGAACCCACCAACCGCCTCGTGAACGTGTAGCTCGTTACCAACCCACGACCCAACGACGTAGCCCGTCCGCGCACTTGTGGAGCGGTTTGTCGTCCGCGCCGGGTCAACGATCAAGATGCGCGGGATGTAAAGATGCGCAGGTGACGGCGCAGCGTAGATGATGTCGTTGCGGTCGAAGATGCTGGCCACCGCGTCCATAGGCTTGAGCAGGTATTCCTGGCTGAACCCCGCAAGGTCGCCGTCCGTCCTGAACTGCTCATAAAGCTCGTTGATCTTCTCCAGCGAGAACCGCGCAGGCCACATGGGCACGCGATCAGGCTCCACGCCGGTATAGATGGGGAAACTCAAGCACTTCCAGTTTGCATTGCGCTTGAGTTCCTCGATCATGGAGTTCTCATGCAGCGGCGTGCCGTTGACGCGGATACGCGCCTTGGGGTCGCACGCGGGGACAAGCTCACGAGTGAACCACTGCCACACCTTGCGCCGCGCTTCTGGCGTGGCCACCGACTCCCGATCCTCCAGATCGTCGATCAGCACCAGGTCAGGGCGCATGTTGCGTGTCACTTCCTTCGCCCCGCGCACACTCTGTCCAGCGCCGAACGCTTGCACGCGCACCCCGTTGGACAGGGTGATGTCATTCTCCGTCCACGTCGCCCCGCGCACTGAGCCGAACATCGCGCCGATCTTCTCGTTGTTCTCTAGCTCATGCTTGATACTCGCCAGCCGGTCACACGCACTGCTGTAGGTATTGCCGACAAGCAGAATGTATTGCGCCTCTTGGAACAGCGCGGCAAGAGTGAGATATTCCTCCGCGAGCGTCGACTTCCCGCCGCCTCGGAACACTTCGATGAGCACTCGGGGGTGCGGGTCATCCCACGCAGCAACGATCTGCTTATGGAACGCAGGCGTCTCGTCTGGATGCCGATGCGCAAAGATGTAGGAGAGTGCAAACTGCTTGTCTGCTTGCAACTCCGCGATCAATTCGACTAGAGGCGAGGCATGAGACATAAAAAGACGGCCCACAAGTGGGCCGCAAGCTCCAGGGGGAGGAGGAGGAGGAGAGAGTGTGGGTAGATTAGTGCAAACATTGTTCGCTGTCAACCTTTGTTTTGACCGCAAACAAGGCAAGCTCCAGCGCGGCGATCAGCGCATCCTCATCTGGAGGAGATGACTGGACTTTGAACACGCCGTCCTCGCCAACCTCGATGATGATTTTGATCGCGTCCATGTGCGCATGGTATCAAGAATGCGGGTGGACGCAAGCATCCGTTATCGGGCGATTGACGGGCGTAAGCATCCGTTATCGGGCACTGGACGGGCGTAAACATCCGCAAGTAGTAGCAACGTGGTGGATCTTTGAAATTTGCTCGCGGAATGGGCGGCACCCCGGAGTTATAAAATTTCACCCCGTCCGTCCGGGTGGATTCCAGAGTTTCAATCCTGGCACGTTTATTGCTTGCGGCATCCTGGCACGTTTATTGCTTGCGACAACCTGGCACGCATCTTGCTTTCCCGCCGGCAAAAATAAAATTGTAAAAGTTTGCAACGGCGTGACTTTGTCGTGAATTTATGTCGTATAATACAGGCACCGCAGCATCGCGGGACAACCTACTAGGAGAGATCATCATGTTCCAACGCGTCACCTTTTTCGATTTCATCGACGCCTTCCGCCGCACCGGGCGCGGGAGTCAATTCAGCGACGGCGCGCTACGGGCGCTCTTCGAGGTACTCGAAGACCTCGAAGATGACACCGGCGAGCCGGTCGAGCTCAGTGTTGCCGGGCTTTGCTGCGACTTCCAAGAATCCAGCATCGACGACATCATCAAAGACTACGGGCTGGATGCGTCGGGCGACGAGGACGATCGGCGCGCACTAGTCGAGGACTTCCTAAACGAGCACACGACCGTCGTATGGTCGGACGGCGATACGTTCTTGTTTCAACTGTTCTAAGGAGAGAGGCCATGACGTACACACTCGCAATACTTGAGCCTATGCTGATCGCCGTCGTGCCGGACGGCGTCAACATCGAGTCTGCCATCCGAGACGAAGAGTCCCGCGCCGGGGTCGAAGTCGACCGGAGCAAGCTCCGCATCATCAGCGGATGCACCCTTACCGACGAGATCGAGGATGGAGACGAAGTAGTCTACCGCGGCACCACGTACGGCTACCTTACTGACGCGGAAGGCCGCCGCTACTACGCCGCAGTCAAAAGGTGAGGCCATGCTCAAGTCTGAACACGACGCCAACCTCGAGCTAGCGCGTGGGGCGAGAGCGCTCGCCCGCTATAGGGAAACGTACAGGCCGGAGCCGCGCACCAGCCGGAGCCGGGAAATTCTCGGCGCGGTCATGCTCGGCGCGTTCCTGGGCGTGATGCTGGCTATCAGGGGGTAAAAGTTAGTGAGCACTCACTTCGGCTGCCGCCGCGAGCTATCCTGCACCAAAATGGTGCGAAAATCGCTAAGCTATTGATTTGCTTAGCATTTTTGCCTGCTATCCTGCTAGACACAGAAAAAGGATAGGGCCGGATTGCTTTACATGCCTACTACATCACGCGGAGCCGGCGCAGCGGCAGCCCGAAAGGGCGCCTACCGGCTTGAAACCCCTCACCTATCGCAAGTGCTTGATTTGCATAGTGTTTTTGCCTCTATCCTGTCTAGATACCTTAATTTGTAACAAAAACTAGCATTACATTGTTAATATATAGCTGGTCATGTTATAGTAGTAGCATGTAAAGCCTCACACCCCTATCCCCAGGCGCTAACCTGCCCGCTAAACCGCAAATTCCCCTGCAAAATCAACTACTTATAAAAATCTACCCTCCGCCCTGCCATGCTACCCAACAGAACCGCCGCCCTGCTCGGGGCCGCCCGCCGCCGCAACGCTGCGCGTCATGCGCGTGAGCGGGCAAAATCCATCGTGCGCAAAGACCGCCGCCCCGACGTTCTGGCCGCTGGCCGTGCGCATCGCGCCATGCTTAAGCTCTACGCACGCGCCGACGCGGAATATCGCGCTTGCATACTGCACCCCGCCGTTGCGTCAGTCCCGGCTGCGCTGGCCCTCGGCGCCGACCTGCGCCACGCCGTCGACCGTGCGCGCGACCTTGCCTATAAGTGTGCAGGCACACCCGCAGCCGACGCAATGCGCTTGCGTATGCGCGAGGATGCGAATACAGCTATGCGCTTAGTGCGCCGCATCGATGCCCTCAAGCGCAAATCGCCGCCATCCCCGCCCGCCCCGGCGCTTCCCGCGCTCGCACCGATCACCCCGCCGCCGATGCCGTCCGCCCCTGACCCGCTGTACCATGCGCCCGACCCAACCGCGCAGATCGAGGCCCGCTCCGAATACTATTGGGAAAAACACCTGCGCCGGCTCGACGGCTCCATCGACGCATGGCAAGCGCAGCGCAAAGCCGCTCGCAAGCAATACCTACAGAGCGAGAAAGGCAACGCTGCTCGCAAGCAATACCTACAGAGCGAGAAAGGCCGGGCCGCTCGCGCTCGATATGCTCAGTCTGACAAGGGCAAGGCCACTCGCGCTCGATATGCTCAGTCTGACAAGGGCAAGGCCGCCCGCGCCCGTGCCCAGGCCGCCTACCGCGCCAAGAAATCGACCGCCTAAACCCGATAGAAAAAATCAATTTGCATCCCGCACATTTTCACCTATAGTTCACACCGCAGCATCACGCTGCACCATCAAAAGGAGAGAGTCATGCGATATTTTTCAGAGGCCCCCCTGCGCGGGAACCGCTCCTGGAGCGACGCGAGTCAAGCCGAGGCCGATGCCCGCTGTAAGGCGCTCGATGAGGCTGGATGCACCGACTGCGTTGACTGCACAAACTGCACCGGTTGCACAAACTGCACTGGCTGCACCGACTGCGTTGACTGCGCAAGCTGCACTGGCTGCACCGACTGCGTTGACTGCGCAAGCTGCACTGGCTGCACCGAGTGCCTCGACTGCGCAAGCTGCACCGCATGTACCGGATGCGCCGGCTGTGCGAGATGCGCCGGCTGTGCGAGATGCACCGACTGCACTAACTGCACCGACTGCACTAACTGCACCGACTGCACTAACTGCACCGACTGCACTAACTGCACCGACTGCACCCGGCTTCGCGGATTTTCATACTACAAGCGCCCGGCAGCGGCTGCTTAACAAGGGTGCCCGCTATGCGTTATGAATCTAGTGTTTCCCCACGCGGGAACCGCTCGTGGAGCATCACGAGTCAAGCCGAGGCCGATGCCCGCTGCAAGGCGCTCGATGAGGCCGGTTGTGTTGACTGCATCGGCTGCATCGACTGCGATAGCTGCGCCGGCTGTGTCGACTGCATCGGCTGCACTGGCTGCATCGACTGCGCTGGATGCCTTGCCTGCGCCAACTGTACCAGTTGTACCGACTGCGCTAGTTGCAATGCCTGTGCTAGCTGTTCCGACTGCATCGGGTGCGCCAACTGCCATCGGCTTCGCGGTATGTCGTACTACAAGCTTCCTGCTACTGCTTAACTAACTAGGAGAGAGCCATCATGGAAAACACCATCAACGTCGAAGTTATCCGCGCCCTGCTGCCCCTGGCTGCTAAAAAAGACATTCGCCGCTACCTCAACGGCGTCTATGTCGACTTCCAGCGCGACAAAACGGTCTACGTTGCCACGAACGGCGCCGCGCTCGGCAGGTACATCGAGACGGTCGAGAACGAGCATACGTTCAGCATCATCATCCCTGGCGACGTGGTGAAACAGCTCAAGCTCGGGCGCGGGACAGCGAAGTGGGGCGACCTCATTTTTAACCCAGAGATGAGTGCAGCCCGCATCGCCAACCCCGGCGCAGGCCACAGCATTGGTTTCACCCCGCTCGATGGCAAGTTCCCGGACTACACAAAAGTCATCCCGGCTGAAACTAGCGGCGAAGCGGCGCAGTTTGACGTTGACCTGCTGGCCCTCTTTGCCCAGGTCAACAAATCGCTTGGCTCGAAGTATCCGGGGCGCATCAAGATCGACCATAACGGCGAGCGCGGTGCACTGGTGCATCTGTCACGCGATGCGTTCCTCGGCGTCATCATGCCCGTCCGCCTCTAAGGTGCCTCCATGCGACAACGAACGACCCCTTATACCCTGGTCGAGCTGCGCCGCATGGCGCGGCGGCTGTGGGATGACCCGGCCATGCGCCGCCGCTGGCTGCGGGCATGGCTGACTGCGAGAAAACATGGCGGCCTGCTGCTCGAGGGCGCTGAACACAAATGGGGTAACAAGCATGTGTGATCGAGACTGCCATCAAGGCCGCCGCTGTCCTGCGCGGCTTTACCCGGGCATCGGCAAGTGCTCAGACCTGGACAACCTGACCCCGGCCCCGGAGACGACCCGGCCCGAGCGCCTATCAGCGGTCGAGATCGCCATCGGCATTGCATGGGCGGTATGGGCGGTCCTGATGCTGTTCGCCGTTCTTGACTTAACTACGTGAGGGGCGACCCATGAGAGTTTTTACACAAGCTGAGTTTGACGCCCTGCCGATAGTGGACGGGGTTCGACAGTGCCCGACTGGCGACTACTCGGCAGTGCGCGAATTTGACGATTGGTGCAGTTTCGGCGTGGGTAACCGATTCGGCGAGCGGTGTATATTCGGCGCTGGATGCAGTTTCGGTGCAGGTAGCTGCTTTGGCAGCAATTGCAGTTTCGGTGCAGGTAGCTGCTTTGGCGGCAATTGCAGTTTCGGCGAACGGTGTACCTTCAGCGCGGAGAGCCGATTCGGCAGTCATTGCATCTTTGGACACCTTTGCCGTTTCGGTGTGCGCTGCGAGTTCGGCAGGGTTTGCGGCTTCGGCGAGATTTGTTGCTTTGGCGGCGAGTGTCGCTTCGGCGAGGTTTGTAGCTTCGGCGATTGTTGCAGCTTCGACAAAGGGGGCTTTTTCAACGGAAAACGCGCGCTGCCAGGATATCCGCTGCTGGCTTTGTCCGGTGCTGGCAGTGCCAACCGAACGGTTTATGCCTTCAACGTCGAAGGCGGGCCTTGGATCGAGGCCGGGTGCTTCTCGGGCGACCTGGATGCCTTCCGCGCAAAAGTTCGCGCCGACGGTAACGAGCTTAAATGTCTGCAATACTTGGGCTTCGCTAACATCGTTGCGGCGACGTGGTGCCCGGAGAGGATCGAGCGATGACCCCTCGCACCGTCTACCTTGTCGCCGATCTGCTGATGCGTGCGTCTAAGCCGCTCAGTGTCCGGCAGATTGCAACCGAGATTAACCGGCCCGTGCGCAGTGTGTCGAACATCGTGCTGCGCCTGCGTCGGGAGCGGCTGGTTAGAGTGGCTGAAGTCGTCAAGCCGCTCGCCACGCGGCGCGTGGCGCTGTACCGATGGGCGGCGCAAAAGGAGGAAACATGAAGGACGCAGTTAAATTCACCTGGAACGGCGGCTCCAAGCATGAGGCAGGGATCGCCATCTACGAGGTCGGTACGTCAACTTACGCGGTAAGGTTCCAAACCCCTAGCGCTGCGGACAAGATGCATATGGCGCTGCGTGATGCATACCGGGAAGGTTACGAGCGCGGGTTCTACAGTGCGAAGGCAGAGGCGCAAGCTGCGTCGTCGAAACTTCCAGAGTAAGCAATGACAACAATCTACATCGACTTTGAAACATATTATGACAAAAGTTACACTTTGTCGAAAATGTCCACGGAAGAATATATCCGTGATGCGCGGTTCAAGGTGCATGGGCTTGCCTACTGCGAGGACGATGGACCTGTCCGGTGGGTGTCCGGGCCGTCGGTGCCTGCTTCCTTGCTCCGGCTCATCCAAGATCATCCGGATGCGTCATGGTGCGCCCACAATGCCGCGTTCGATATGGCAATCCTATCCTGGCACTACAACATCAGGCCGCGCCGCATCGTGGACACACTGAGCATGGCGCGGCTGGCCGATGTGCATGGCAAGCATTCCCTGGCGGCGCTGAGTGAGCGATACGGCTTGGGCGCGAAGGGCGACGCACTGGTAAAAACCCTCGGGGTGCGCGACCTCGACCCCATGCTCGAGACGCGGCTGGCGGAGTATTGCAGTCAGGACGTGGAGCTACTGCGCAAATTGCACCACGCACTCGATGACGCGCTCCGGGCGGAGCTGCCAGAAATTCGCTACAAGCGAGAACTGGCGCTGATCGACTGCACGGTGCGCATGTTTACTGAGCCGGTGTTGACAATCGACGCGGCACTACTTCAAGCACGGCTGGCGGAGCTAGAGGCGCAGCGCGACGCGGCTGTCGCTGCTTCGGGGGTGAGCCTGGACGTGTTGATGAGCAACCCGCAGTTCGCCGCCGTGCTCGCAGCGCGTGGGGTTCAGGTGCCAGAGACGCTGCGCAAGGATGACCCTGACATGCTGGCGCTCAAAGACGATCCGCGTGCGGCTGTGCTCGTCCGAGGCAGACTGGCTGCTAAGAGTGTGTCGGAGCTTTGCAGAGCGACTAAGTTCCTCGGTGTGAGTGGGCGTGGGTCGATGCCCGTGCCGCTCAAATACCACGGCGCACATACGGGCCGCTGGTCGGGCGCGGACGGGCTGAACATGCAGAACCTGAACCGAGGCTCGCCATTGCGCAAGTGCCTGACGGCTCCGGACGGGTATGTGCTGGTCGTCGTGGACTCAAGCCAGATCGAGGCCCGCGTGCTCGCGTGGCTGGCCAGCCAGGATGACTTGCTGGCGCAGTTTGCCGCAGGCGATGATGTTTACGTGCGGTTTGCGGAGCGGATATGGCCGGGGGAAAGGATTGACGAGATCAAACGCTTCGTAGGGAAGACTTGCATACTCGGGTTGGGCTATGGCGTCGGCCACGCTAAGCTCCACGCGCAGATCGTCACCAAGCAGCCCGACGCTACTCTTGAATCCGCGCAGCAGTATGTCGCTACATACCGTAACACTTACGGCGCGATCACGCGGCTTTGGCGGCGTGCGGATGGTATGCTGCGAGCGATGATGCAGGACGCACGCATCGACTGGCTGCGCGGCATTGCGACGGGGCTCGAGGCGCTTCGCTTGCCGTCTGGCCGAGTGCTGCGCTATCCTGGTCTACGCTTGACGCCGGACGGGTATGAGTATGGCGTGGGGTCGAACAAGCGCAGGCTCTACGGCGCGGCGCTGGTCGAGAACATCGTTCAGGCCATCGCCCGCGACATTGTGGCCGACCAAATGCTTGCCATCAGGAGCAAGTATCGCGTGGTCACTATGACGCACGACGAGATTGTGTTTTTGGCGCGGGAAGGCGAGGCAGACGAGGCGTTCGAGTTTGCGAAGTGCGTGATGCGTGCGGCACCGAGCTATGCGGAAGGTGTGCCTCTCAATTGTGCAGGCGGATATGCGAGGAACTATTCAAAATGACAGCCCATGTGTGCCGGGTTTGCGGTGCTAAGGATACTGATCCGCATAAGCCGGGTTGCATCTATATCGGGAAACTTGTTAGCTTGGCTGTAGAGCTAAATGATTACGTATGCGGTGTTTGCGGGGCTAAGGGTAGTGAGCCACACAAGGACTTTTGCCGATTTGCCTCGCCTAAGGACACCAAGCCGGAGGCGGTTACTACAAGGAGCAATTCAAAAATGAGCAGTTTGTATTGCGTGAAGTGCGGAGCAAAAGACGGCGAGCGGCATCATGACACATGCCTTTTTTCCGGGACGGTATACACCACGAACAAAAGCCGGCTTGCTGATAGTTACCAGATCGGCGGCGACCACTACAAAGAACTTGCGGTGCAGCCGTGGTCGGCGATGGAGTCTTGGATGAGCGGGGCCGAGTTTGAAGGGTTCCTGCGCGGGAACGCGATCAAGTACCTTTCGCGCGCGGGGCGGAAGGGTGACGGTCTGCAAGACTTGAAGAAGGCGCTGCACTATCTGGAGAAGCTGGTGAGCGTGAAGGAGCAGCGGGAATGATCTATTCCTACTCTAGCCTGAGCTGCTACCTGAAGTGCCCGCAGCAGTTCTACCGGAAATACAAAGCGCGGGACACGCTGCCTTACCAGAGCAAAGAATCGTCGAGCGGCGTCGAGATTCACGAGGCGATTGAGACGGCGCTCAAGACGCGCACGCCGCTGCCCGAGCCGTTGACGATCTACGAGGAAAGCATCAGCAGCGTGCGTGACCGCATCGACAACGCGCGGATCGAGCAGACGATCTTCCTCGATGACAAATTCAACTACGCCGTGACAAAGCCGCCAAAGGGGTTTGTGGCGAAGCTGGACGTGCTGCTCATCAGCGACGACGGTAAGCGTGCTGTGGTGTGCGACTGGAAAAGCGGCAAGCCCTACGAGGACACGCTGCAACATGACTGCTATGCGCTCGCCGTCCTCAAAGCGTTCCCTGCCGTGGAGATAGTGACCGGGTTCAACGTCTACTTGAAGCACGGCAAGGTCGGCGCAGAAGTGGTGCACGAGCGAGGCAATCTGCAAGCCGTCGAGGACAAGATCGCCCGCATCATCGCGCAGATCGAGGCCGACGAGCGATGGGCGCCCAAGCCCTCGCCGCTTTGTAACTGGTGCAGCGCGAACAAGTGCAAGTTTTACCCGAAGAAGGAGGCTTGACGTGGACCCTATTGCTTTGGCGTTTTATTTCTTTGGGGTTTGTAGCGGCATTGTGCTTTCGCTGTTTTTGTTTTATTTG